GTGAAGTTCAGCCGCAACGCCTTCGCACAGGAGGTGCTGGCTGATGTGCGCGACGGCGTGCTGCGTAATGTTTCCTTTGGCTACGCAATCAGCGAAATGGAGCAAAGAGGCAGCGGCGACTTCGTTGCTACCAGCTGGGCTCCTTACGAGATCAGCGTGGTTAGCATACCTGCAGACCCCACTGTGGGTATGGGTCGGTCACTTGAGACCGATCCTGCGGCCACAGCCGCATCACCAACCCCCGAAACAGAACCCGAGGTTCCGATGGAAAACACCCCCGATCTGACGGCGGTGCGGGCTGAAGCGGCTGCTGAGGCTGCTAAGGCCGAGCGCGCCCGCATTGCTGGCATCACCGCCCTGACCGAAAAGCACGGCATGGCCGATCTTGGCCGTCAGCTGATTGAAGGCGGCCGCAGCCTTGACGAGGCTCGCGCTGTTGTCCTCGACAAGCTGGGCGCCAAGCCGGTTGAGACCGTGGCTCCGGTTGAGATGGCTTCTGAGGAGCGTGCCTCCTACAGCCTCACCGCTGGCATCCGCGCCATGCTGACCGGCGACTGGTCCAGCCGCGAGGCCGGCCTGGTGCGTGAGCTGAGCAAGGAAGTGGAGAAGTCCGGTGTCGCCAAGACCACCGAGCGTTCCTTCTTCGTGCCGTTCGCTGCTCTCAACCAGCGCGCCACCTATGTGACCTCGGGCGCCACCACCGGCGGCAACCTGGTGCAGACCGATCTGCTGGCCGATGACTTCATCGAGTTCCTGCGGAACAACGCCCTGATGCTCCAGCTGGGCGTGCGCACCATGCCTGGCCTGGTGGGCAACGTGGCGATCCCCCGCCGCTCCGGTGTGGCTTCGACCTACTACCTGAGCACCCAGACCACCGCGATCACCCAGTCGGAGAGCACCTTCGACCAGGTGACGATGAGCCCCAAGAACCTGGCTGCCCTGTCCAAGTACAGCCGCCAGACCCTGCTGCAGGGCACCCCTGGCATCGAGGAGCTGGTGCGTCGTGACCTGACCGATGGCATCAACCTGGCCATCGACCTGGGCATCCTGAACGGTTCTGGCTCCAGCGGCCAGCCCACCGGCATCATGCAGACCTCCGGCATCGGCTCGGTGGCCATGGGCACCAACGGTGGCGCGATCACCGTGGAGAAAGTGGTGGATCTTGAGTCTGCCGTGATGCAGGCCAACGGTGTGGTGAACGCCGCAAACGTGGCCTACCTCACCAACTACAAGGTGTCTGCTGCCCTGAAGAAGCTGCGTGCTGGTGGCTCCACCACCGGCGACGGCCCCTTCCTGGTGAACGACCAGCTGAACGCCATCGGCCGCGGTCCTACCCCCTCCAACCTGAACGGCTACCCTCTGGCCCTGACCAACCAGGTTCCCTCCAACCTGACCAAGGGCTCCAGCAGCGGCGTTTGCTCCGCTCTGGTGATGGGTGACTTCAGCCAGGCCATGGTCGGTTTCTGGGGCAATGGCCTGGAAATCACCGTGGGCGAGGACCAGGACGACTTCAGCAAGGCTCTGACCAGCGTTCGCGGCATCGTCACCTACGACGTGGCCGTGCGCGATCCCAAGAGCTTCGCCGCCATCCTGGACGTGACCACCTGATAAGGAGCCGGGGGCGGGCAACCGCCCCCCTTTTTTTCGATGAAGGTTCTGATCGCAAGCGATTGCGCCGCACGCGGCCAGTATCTGGAGGCCGGTAAGGTCTACCAGCTGGACTCTGATGTGGCTGCCGAGCTGCTCCGCATGGGTCGCGCTGTTGAGGCGCCGGCGGAGGAACCCAAGCCGCGCACCCGCAAGGCCAAGGCGGAGGCCGCCGATGGCGCTGACTGAGGACCTGGCAGTATTCCTGAACGACTTTGGCGTCAGCTGCACCGCTGGCGCTGTGACTGCATTGGGGCTGCTGGACATGCCCACGCAGGTGGTGGCGGGCGAGATGGTGCTGACCACCGACTACACCTTGACGGCGCGCTTCGCTGACTTCGGCGCGCTGGTCTACGGCGACAGCATCACGGTGGCCGGCTTGATCTACCAGGTGCGCGAGGTTCGGCAGCTGGACGATGGCGCCTTTTGCGAGATCGGCCTGATGCGCCTGTCGCCTGGCCAGACGGCACCAGGCGGCCAGCCGCGTGAATGGAGCATTGGCGACTTGGCTGATGTGAACATCAGCAACGCTCAGCAGGGAGACATGCTGATCAACGATGGCACCAACTGGGTGGACACCAATACCATTGATGGAGGAGGTGCAAGCTGATGGCCACCACCCGGCAACGGATCCAGCTGCGACGGGACACGGCGGCCAACTGGACCGCTGCCAACCCTGTTCTGCTGGCTGGTGAGGCTGGCTATGAGACGGACACCGGCGCGTTCAAGATCGGCAACGGCAGCTCAGCGTGGTCGGCGTTGGCCTATGCCAGCGGCAACCGTTTGCAGGATCTGACGGATGTTGCAGTGGGCAGTCGCGTTGACGGCAGCCTGCTGATTTACGAGGCAGCCACTGCGAAGTTTGTTGCCAACGACATCAACACTAAAATCACACTGACGGACGGGGGCAACTTCTAAGCCATGGCCAACACCCTACGCATCAAGCGCCGGACAAGCGGCGGCACCGGAGCCCCCTCCAGCCTGGCGAACGCAGAACTCGCCTACAACGAGGTCGATGACGTTCTCTACTACGGCAAGGGCACCGGCGGCGTAGGGGGCAGCGCCACCACGATCCCGGCGATTGCTGGCCCCGGCGCGTTCTTGACGCTGAGCACCACGCAGACGGTCAGCGGCAACAAGACGTTCACCGGCAGCGTTGACCTGACCGGCTCCAACGCCACAGCTGCCACGCAGACGGCCAGCGACAGCAGCACCAAGGTTGCCACTACCGCCTTCGTCAAGGCGCAGAACTACATCACCGGCAACCAGACGATCACCTTCAGCGGTGACGCCTCGGGCTCCGGCACCACCTCCGTTACCCTGACCCTGGCCAACGCCGGCACGGCTGGCACCTACACCAAGGTGACCACCGACGCGAAGGGTCGCGTCACCTCCGGCACCACGCTCAGCGCCACCGACATCCCGACGCTGACGGCGGCAAAGATCTCGGATTTCGACACCCAGGTGCGCACCAGCCGCCTGGACCAGATGGCGGCACCGACCGCTGAGGTGTCGTTGAACAGCCAGAAGATCACCAACCTGGCAACGCCGACCGCTGACACCGACGCGGCCACCAAGGCGTATGTGGACGCCTCCCGCAGCGGCCTCGACGTGAAGGCCAGCGTGCGGGCTGCCACCACCGCCAACATCACGCTGAGCGGCACGCAGACCGTTGATGGCGTGGCGCTGATCGCTGGCGACCGCGTGCTGGTCAAAGACCAGAGCACGGCCAGCGCCAACGGCATCTATGTGGTGGCGGCCAGCACCTGGTCCCGCTCGACCGATGCGGACACCGACGCCGAAGTCACCTCCGGCATGTTCACCTTCGTCGAGGAAGGTACGGTCAACGCCGACAGCGGCTGGGTGCTGAGCACCAACAACCCCATCGTGGTGGGGTCCACCTCACTGGCCTTTGCGCAGTTCTCCGGCGCTGGTCAGATCACCGCTGGCGCTGGTCTCACCAAGACCGGCAACACGCTGGACGTGGTGGGCACCGCTGATCGGATCCTCGTCAACGCCGACTCGGTGGACATCGCCTCCACCTACGCCGGCCAGACCTCGATCACCACGCTGGGCACCATCACCACCGGCACCTGGAACGGCACCACGGTGGCCGTGGCCAACGGCGGCACCGGCGCGACCACGCTGACCGGCGTGCTGAAGGGCAACGGCACAAGCGCGTTCACGGCTGCTGTGGACGGCACCGACTACCTGAGCCCCAACGCAACCATCGACGGCGGCAGCTTCTAAACCGTTCCGCTGTCAGTCCCGCCTACATAGGCACTACAGGGAAGCCACATGGCAAACGTCATCAGGATTAAGCGATCCGCAGTCGCCAGCAAGGTGCCAGCTGTTGGCGACCTGCAGCTGGGCGAGCTGGCGGTCAACACCTTCGACGGCAAGCTCTACACCAAAAAGGACAACGGCACCGCCTCCATCGTGGAGATCGGTGCGGGCGGCAGCGGCACGGTCACCAGCGTTGCGACAGGCACCGGCCTGACGGGTGGACCGATCACAACGACTGGCACCGTCAGCCTGGCAAACACGGCCGTCACGGCCGGCAGCTACACCAACACCAACATCACGGTGGATGCGCAGGGGCGCATCACGGCGGCCAGCAACGGCGCCGCTGGTGGCGTGACCTCATTCAGCGCAGGCACCACTGGCCTAACCCCGAGCACGGGCACCACCGGCGCGATCACCCTGGCCGGCACCCTCGCCGTCGCCAACGGCGGCACGGGCGTCACCACCAGCACCGGCTCGGGCAGCACGGTGCTGAGCACCAGCCCGACGCTGGTGACCCCGCTGCTCGGCACGCCTACCTCCGGCACGCTCACCAACTGCACCGGCTACACCTTCGCCAACATCGCCAGCAAGCCGACCACGTTGGCGGGTTACGGCATCACGGACGCGCCGACCACCACCGGCACTGGCGCCTCCGGCACCTGGGGCATCAGCATCACCGGCAGCGCGCCAACGCTGACCACCGCCCGCACGATCAACGGCACCAGCTTCAACGGCTCGGCCAACATCACCACCACCAGCTGGGGCACCGCCCGCACGCTCAGCTACACGGGTGACGCCACCGGCTCAGGTTCTGTTGACGGTTCAGCCAACGCTTCCATTGCCCTGACCCTGGCCAACAGCGGCGTCACGGCCGGCAGCTATGGTTCGGCAACCGTTGCGCCGGTGCTGACTGTGGACGCCAAGGGGCGGATCACTGCAGCATCGACGGCAACCATTGCCCCGGCCTTCAGCTCAATCACCAGCAAGCCGACCACCCTCAGCGGCTACGGCATCACCGATGGCACCTCAAACGCCGCCAACGGCTGCATCACGCTGAACAACCAAACCATCAGCAACAACTACAGCTTCACCGCCGGTCAAAATGGCGTCAGCGCAGGGCCGATCACAATCTCCGCAGGCATCACGGTGACGGTCACCTCGGGCTGTGGGTGGGCGATTGTCTAGCTCACGCAAATTCACGTCATCCTTCGTGCTTGCATGTTGCTGCGCGGTTAATCTGAAACCATGACGACACGCCGCGAAACCATCCTGGCTGCAGTTCGCACAGCGCTGACTGGCACCACAGGCGTGAGCGCGCGCATCTACCGCAGCCGGGTCGAACCGATGGCACGGGCAGAAAGCCCCGCCATCGTGATTGAGC